CACCTACTCATCAGCTAACACGCTCACCCGTACCACCATCTACTCGTCATCCAATGCTGGTTCTGCTGTTACATTCTCGGCGGGGACTAAGGACGTTTTCATCACGATGGCGGCGGCGAGGTCTCCGCAACTGGACGCGTCAGGGAATGTCACGGCTCTTGGCATTCCAGCTTCAGCAACTTTAACAAATGCCACAGGTCTTCCTTTGACAACAGGTGTCACAGGAACTTTGCCTATCGCCAACGGCGGAACTAACCTCTCATCTGTTGGATCTGCTGGCAACGTGCTGTTCACCACCAATGGAACCGCTTGGTCATCGACTGCGAAGATCGTTCAAGCAGCATCTGTTTCACCTTCAGGAACCGCTGCCGCATCCTTTACTGGGCTGCCGTCTTGGGTAAAACGTGTGGTGTTGCAGTTCTCTGCGCTTACTAGCGCCACTGGTGGCGCGACTATGGTGGTGCAGCTTGGAACCGGCGCAACGCCGACATATACAACGTCTGGATATACGGGTACACTTGGTCTTACTTTTAACGGAACTGCCAGCGCGGCTTCTGCGCTTTCGTCTGGTTTTACCATTAACACTGGATATGCGGCCAACGCTGCAATTTATGGGACCGTCACCTTAACCAATTTGACTGGAAACACTTGGATAGGGAATATGAATTTTGGCCGTACCGGCACACTTATGTCCGGCGGCGGTGGTGGTATCATTGCCCTTGGCGCGACTTTAACCGCCGTGCAAATTTTGAGTTCTGCCAACTACAACGGCGGAACTGTCAGTATCCTGTACGAATGAGGGGCACACATGCAACGCACTGAAGTCAATGTCCAAACCGGCGAAGTCAAGATCATCCAGTTCACGCCGGAGGAAGAGGCGGCTGCGCTGGCCTATGCCGCCACCATTCAGGAGCCTGTGCCGGTGAAGCCGACGCTGGAGGAGCTTCAGGCGCAGCTTGCGGCTATCTCGGCGCAGATACAGGAACTGGCAGCCGGGTAACTTGTGACTATCTAAAAAACCCATATGATGGGTCGTACACCTGCTTCACAAGGAGTTGACCCGTCGTGGCATCCCGGCTTGGCATAGGTTCAGCACCAATCGCAAGTTTCCCCATTAGTGGGGCTATTAGCGTTGGTGGAGGGAACGCCTATACGCTCAGCGCAGAAGTAGGGACTTACACCCAGACTGGTAATCCTGTTACTTTTTCTGTTTCGGCTTCGTATACGCTCACTGCGGGAGCCGGAACTTACACCCAGACTGGCGGTCCTGTTACTTTTTTTCGTACAGTTTCCTACACACTGGTTGCCTCCGCAGGGAGCTACACTTATACCGGCAGCGCCGCTTCCCTCGCGCTTGCAAGGCAGCTCGTCGGGTCTTCGGGTCTATACAGCTATACCGGAAACGCTGCGTCCATCACCGCCACAAGACAGCTTGTCGGGTCTCCGGGCTCCTACACCTATACTGGCAGTGCAGCCTACCCTGTGGCTGCCCGACAGCTTCCTGCGTCTACAGCCTCCTACACCTACACTGGTAGCTCCGCAGCACTCCGCGCCACCAGAACAATTTCTATGTCGGCTGGAGCCTATACCTACGCGGGTATGGATATGATCCTCCGTAAGGGGTTTCTGTTTTCCACAGCCGCTGGTTCGTATTCATTAGTCGGAAACGCCGTTAATTTTCCAAGAGAATACAAATTAATATCTTCCAGCGGGCAATACTCGACTTCTGGCTCTGCCGCCACCCTGCGGGCAAACCGGCAATTTTATTTGCTTAATGCAAGTTATAGTTATGTTGGAGAATCCGCTAATCTCAGGCGCTCTATAAATATACTGGCTGACGGTACAAACTTTACCGTCTCCGGTGTTCCAGCCAATCTTATAAGACATGCAAAACTTCCAATCGAGTTTGGCTCTTACAGCGTTTCCGGTATACCTGCTCGACTCGTTTTCTCCCAGTATTTTACTGGGGACATGGAGTTTATGTATGTTCCTCAAGAACTTAACACCATAACAATACCAAAGACGCCAGAATACGATCCAGACGAGATGTTCGTCGAGCAGGAGTTGCGGACAATGGTCATCTCCGAACCTGCGGACAGAAACGCTACCTATCGAAAGACAATGGTAGTAGCGCCGGAGTGGCAGATAATGTATGTTCCTTCGAGAGATTTCACCGCTGAAGACCCTGTCCACACAGACCTTCAGGCCCAACCTAGACAGAGGGCGCTCGTATGAGGCTAGGAAGCTTTGTGAAGACTCCTGTCGAGCGTAAGCGATACGCTATCGACTACTCAGAGTGGCTGGACACGGGCGAGACACTGACGACCGTCACCTATGCCGTGTCACCAACAACCACCTCACCATTGGTCGTCGATGCCAGTTCCATAGGCAGTGGTAATACCGTCGCGGTGTTCTTCATTAACGGAGGGCTCAATGGTCGCCAGTACACTGTTGATGTTGTTGCTAATACCTCTGGTGGACAAATCAAGGAAGACACAGTCCTCTTTACAGTGCGGGATGCATGATGGATACGCAGACGCTTATCAACTTCGCCCTTGGGGCATTGCTCGCGCTGGTTGGGTGGCTTGCCCGGCAACTCTGGGAAGCTGTTGAGCGCTTGAAGGCCGACATACATCAGCTTGAGGTAGAGCTTCCAAGTCACTATGTCAGGCGCGAAGAATTTTCAGAAGGGATCAAAGAAATCAAAGACTTGTGCAGACAAATCTTTGATAAAGTAGATAGTTTAGAAAAGAGGAAGGCGGATAAATGACAACGCCGGAAGAAAGGCAGGAGAAGATCGCTCTTGAAATGGCGGCAAACGCCAGCAAGGGCGCATTGGTTGAAAAAATCACCTTTGCCGGTATTCCGATCCTGTTTTCATGCGTTGTTTATTTGATGAGTGCGCTGTCTAGCGCCAACAATGAGATCATCCAGCTAAAGTCCAAGATTGCGGTTGTTGTTAATGCCGACAACAAAGCAATCCCCCCGCAGGGGACGACCATAGATATGGCTCAAATCAGGGAGCATTTAAGCGAACAGATAAGTAAAGTTGATCGTGAAAGTGCTTTGTCTCGTGCCGCGATGACGTTAGATCGAGAAAGGTCTATGGCTGCTATTGAAAAGTCGCGGCTCGATATGGCGGCAGATGCAGCACAAGCTCGCGCCTCGATCCGTTTCGATACGATGAAGATGGTTTCGGAGTTAGATAAGCGCATCACCTTGCTTGAAAAGGGACGGTGATGGACCCGCTCACACTCCTTGCTGCAGCCAAAGCCAGTTACGAAGCCATCAAGGCTGGTATTGCCGTAGGTAAAGAGTTGCAGAGTATGGCGGCGGACATGGGTTCGCTCTTCGATAGCGTAGCTGCCATCACCCGCACCGCTGCCGATCCGAAGGGTAGCCTGATGAGCGGCAAGTCCGCGCAGCAAATTGCGATGGAAGCCTATGCCGCCAAGGCCGAAGCCGATCAGATGATGGAAGAGTTGAAGAACCATTTCATCGGAGAGTTTGGGATTGCTGCGTGGGATCAAGTGCTTAGCCACACCACGCAGATCAAGAAAGACATGCGCGCCGCAGCTCTTGAGGCTCAGAAGGAGCAAGAAGAACTTATGCAGGCCGTGATGACATGGGGGTCAGTATTCCTTGCGCTGGTTTTGGTTATTGTTTGCATTGTCCTTCTGGTCATCAGCTTTGTCACTCGATAGGAGTTACGCCATGCACATGAGTCAAGGTGGGTTGGACAACCTGCTCAAGAAGTTCGAAGGCTGCAAACTTAAAGCTTATCGCTGCCCCGCAGGCGTCTGCACGATTGGCTACGGCCATACTTCCGCCGCAGGGATGCCTCAGGTTACGGACGGGATGACCATTACGCAGGCTCGCGCTGAAGAAATTCTTCGCGTAGATATTGTTAAGTATGAGCGTGCTGTGGATGATTTGGTTAAGGTTGAACTAACCCAAAACCAGTTCGACGTGCTCGTCGATTTTGCCTACAACGCTGGTATTGGTAACCTGAAGTCCTCTACCTTACTCAAAAAGGTAAATGCCGGTAAGTTCGATGACGTCCCAGCGGAACTGATGAAGTGGACGAAGGGCGGCGGTAAAGTCCTTCCCGGATTGGTTCGTAGGCGGCAGGCTGCAGTGGACTGGTGGAATGCAAGTGAGGCCCTCGCAGATGACCATCCAGACCACCGTGCGGAACCTGATGCTCCTCCGCAAAGAACTATGGCAGACAGCAAGCAAGGTAATGCGGCGATACTCACGGCGGGTATCGGAGGATTGGGTGTTGCTAAGGAGGTCGCTGCGCAGGCAAAGGATGCGTCTGATGTGGCGGATCAATTCGTGGGTTTACTCAGCAACCCTAACTTTATCACGATGGCTGCCGTAATAGGTCTAGGCGGAGCCATCTGGTATTGGCGTAAAAAGAACATGGATGAGCACGGTGTTTAGTATTCTACTCACCCCGCTTGGCCGCGCCGCCGCCGTTGTGATTGTCCTCACACTGGCGTTTGGCGGGCTTTATGTTAAGATCAGGTCAGACGCGATTGCCGAAGTTCAGGCCAAGGCGACGGCTGATGCTCTAGGGAGAGTTCAGAATGCGGTTAGGGCTGGCGATAGTGTTGACACTTCTTCTAGCGGGTTGCTCAAGGATGACGGGCACCGCCGAGACTAACCTTTCTGCATGTACCGTTTGGAGAGATATCTCTTGGTCTACCAAGGATACCCCTCAGACGATTACAGAGGTGAAGGTTAACAATGCCCGGAGAGAGGGCTACTGCAGAGGAGCTATGTGATGGCTAAAGGTAAGATGCCCTTCGGTGGCAAGATGGCGACACCCTTCGGTGGTAAGGAGAAGGGTAAGGAAGAGAAGATGGAAAAGAAGATGGGCAAGAAAGCCTATATGGCTGGAGAGGCCAAGGAGAAGAAGATGGGCGTGACCAAGATGGGCGCTTATAAGTCTGGCGGCATGGTCAAGGGCCGAAAGGGCTGCTGATGGCCAAGAACTGGATCAAGGGCGCTATTGGAAAGCCCGGCCAACTCCACAAGGACTTGGGCGTTCCTCAGGGGCAGAAAATCCCCAAAGCGCAACTTGCTGCCGCTGCTAAGAAACCCGGTAAGGTTGGGCAACGCGCCCGCCTTGCCGTCACTCTCAGCAAGATGCGCAAGGGGAAGTGACATGGCAAAATCCCCCGCCGGTTCTAAGGTAAATGCGGCTGGCAACTACACTAAACCGTCCATGCGTAAGACCTTGTTCAACAAGATCAAAGCGTCGGCGGTGCAGGGTACAGCCGCAGGACAGTGGTCGGCTCGTAAGGCTCAGCTTCTTGCAAAGCAGTACAAAGCCAAAGGCGGGGGGTACAAAGACTGATGAAGCAACCTCAGCAATCCCTTAAAGCTTGGACTGAGCAGAAATGGCGTACCAAGTCAGGTAAGCCATCTAGTCAGACTGGCGAGCGGTATCTGCCTGAGAAAGCCATCAAATCTTTAAGTCCTTCGGAATATGCAGCTACAACCGCCGCTAAGCGCGCTGGTAAGAAAGCTGGTAAACAGTTTGTGAAGCAGCCAAAGTCTATCGCGCAGAAAGTGCGGTCGTACCGTAAGGAAGGTATGTGATGGCCAAAACTCCAGCATGGCAGCGCAAGGAAGGTAAGAATCCTTCAGGTGGGCTCAACGCCAAGGGGCGCGCTGCATATAACCGAGACAACCCCGGCAAGCCCGGACTCAAGGCACCCCAGCC